CTCTTTCAACATATACAACAGCCCGTTTTAACATATCGATATCGTCATAAAATCCACCAAGTGTTCTGTTACATTTATGACATAGCCAACCTTTGAATTCATCTGTATCATGGTCATGGTCTACACACCAAACACTGCGATTCTTTCCGCCTATCCCTTGTAACTCTTGTTCGTTCTTTAAACATATAGGACAACAAAAATCTTTAGCAGGTCTTACGTGTTGTTTTCTAAGTCTGGCTCTGACTGTTTGTAAATGCTTTTCGCATTTTTTACATTCATGTCTTTGTTTTCGTATACCAAAGTTTATTCCCCAACTAAAATTGTCAGATTCCAATATCTCATTGCATTTGGAACATTGTTTAAAAGTTGTTTCTGGTTCTTTATCACCATCGAAAAGATTATTAAAGCTATTCAATTCTCTGCCACACTTCAAATGTACAATGGGGTTCCGGGTGTGGGTTTAATTCTTTACTTGCTGTTAATTGTGTATAATCTTTTAAATAAGTTGTTATATCACATGTAGTATCCACTGAATGAACACCATCTATCCTTGTCAAATAAATCTTATCACAAAATTTATAAGCATCATCGTATAAGTGTTTACCACCAATGATGAATATTTCTTTACTAGGGTGTCTTGATTGAATTGCAGTAACAATATTTTCTAATGAATATTCTGTATGGTCATATAAATCATGGGCACCTGTGAATTCATCCATACTCTTAGATGTTATTACGTAATTAATTCTATTCTTAAGTGGGGCTATTTTGCCTAAACTTTTCCATGTATTTGAACCCATAACAACTACATTATCTGTAGTATGTTCCGAAAACCATTTCAAGTCTCGTTTGATTTTAGCCCAAGGTAAATCGTTGTTATAACCAATGCCACCGTAACTATCAGCGGCGAGAATCATATTAGTCGCCATCATCCTTCTCCTGTTTCTTATTGGACTTAGTTTCTAAGTACTCTATGAAATGATTATTTAGTATCTTTTTCACATTCATTACTACGTTTTGCCTAATAGCAGGCATATCAATGAATACTTGGATATCTTCTATTGCATCGAATTGCTCTACAAGTCTATCCCAACTAAAATCATTAGCAACAGGTAAAGGATTTAGTAACTCATCGCCTTTGAGGACGACATGCTGACCGTTCGCTAGTTTAACACTTATGCTTTTAACAAAAGCTGAAGGAATACTTACTGGAAATATCTCTTCCATTACTCGGTCGAATTCTCCTTCTCTATCAAATTCCATTATGATAATTCGTCCTTGTCTTTCATAGAATCAATATGCTCTATTGCGGCTAAGATTACTGCACCTGCTTTAATGAGGTTTTCTTTATAATCATCCGCTGTTGGTGGAGTAAGCATAGTGGCTCTCCGGGTGTTCTGTACAAGATAGTAAGAAGCTATTGCAACCCAATCATTGGGTGTGTTCTTAATATCTAATTCTGAACCTGGCATATCTGTATGCTTTTCACGTTCACGTGTAATTGCATCTAATATTTCACTACGCTTACTCATAGTTTTACATCTCCGCTGAGGTTGTTTTTGCCGCGATAGCTTCCTTAGTAGTACCTTTTGGTCTACCTCTACCACGTTTAGGGGCTTCTGCCGCCTTTTGTGCCAGAGTTGGATCATATCTAACTGCCTCTGCACGTTTCTTTTCAGCTTCATTTTCTAATAGAATAGCCTGCTGTAAAAGATTTTGTGCGATTGATTTGTTATCTTGTTCACTATTTAGTGCAACTTGTTCATCAATCCTTTCGCCTGGCATTTCGCCAACATCTTCTGCTGGTCTTTCAGCACCATCGGCAATCCTTTCCATTTGTTCGAGAATATCTCCTAATGGAATTTGCTTTTGCGGAGTTGGTTGCATTATCACTGCATCCACTGGTACCTTTTTCAAGTGACCTCTGGTATGTAGTGATTCTAACATTGTTTCCCCATTCCAAAATGTTTTACGTTGAAGTGCCTCATGCAATGAATTTGCCGCTTGGCCTTCTGGCGATACGATAGCCGCCATAAAATCATCATGGAATTTGTCTTGCAACATGTCCGAGTAAACTACTAGAGCATGTTCCTTGTCTTCTGGTATTTGCATAAAGACTACACTTAGGCGTTGACCTGTGCCTTTATGTCTACCAATGTGTTTAGTAATTGCCATTTAACTAGCCGAACCTTCGCCCGTAGTTTCAGCAGGTTGTTCTCCTGCCGCCTCACCAGCCGCGTCCGCCGCCGCTTTTTGTTGTGCTTGGACATGGTCAACGAATGCCTTCACTTTGTTGGCGATTGCTCCAACTGATGATAATTCCGCGGCTTGAAAAGCGCCACGCTTTGATGCTAAGTCAATAATATTGTAAATATTAACCAAGTCATTTACTGTTACCGAAGGTTGTTCTGATTGAACTTCCTCTGGATTTTTGTTTGCTTCTGTCATTGTTGTATACTCCTTTGACATTAGATTATTATATATAATAGAATAACTTAATTATTCAACTACTATTATAACAAATTGAGGGAACGAAGTCAATACTTTATTTGAAATTATGCTATAATTTTCACGTATTCTTCCGGCCAATCCAGATATCTGAGCCAAACCTGGTGCCTGACTTTCATTGTAAAATTCTTTTGAGCCATTAAACTAAAGAAATTTGGTTTGATTGGTGTTTTGACTGGCTTAATATCAGTACGTGAGCCTTTAGTTGTATTACATTTTTTACATGCCGTCACCATATTTTCCCAACCAGACTTACCACCTTTGGATCTAGGTTTAACATGGTCCAAAGTCAAGTCTTTATGATTAAAAGAATCCAAACAATATTGACAAGTGTAATGGTCACGTATGAATACATTTTTACGTGAAAAGTTTATACCTTCTCTATCTTGGGATACATATTCACGTACTGCAATTACGGCAGGAACTTTCATAGTATGACTAGGCGAATGTACTTCCCAATCATCATGCCATTCTAATACATTAATTTTATCCAACCAAATGAGTTTAATACTTTCTTGCCATGTTAAAGTAGAAAGTGGCGAGAGGCATAAAGGTTTGTAGTCCGCATTTAGTAGTAAGGTATCGCTCATTAATGATATTTATTCTCGTATGAAAAGGGAGTTTTATACTCCCTAGTATTTATGCGGCTTCTTTGTGGTAGTAAGCGTGTTCACCGAACGGTGGGACGATTGAGTCACTGCCATGAATTACAAATAGTGTATCACAGTAATTTGGATTACCCCAACTACCAAATGGGTATCCATCAGTAAACATTACAAACTTATCAGGATTGATATCGTTTTGTTCCATGAAGTTAAAGTTACATTCAAAATCAGTACCACCTCCACCAACGATTTCATAATCTTTGATTTCTTCTTGGTTCATCGGAGTAAACTCCTTGAATGAAAATTCATTAACCTCAGTATCGAAAGTCCAAACTCTAAGTCTAAAGTCCTGAAACTGTTGCATGATGCCTCCAACTTCACCCATGAAGTCAGCTAACATTTTATTATCAATAGAACCTGAAACATCAAGTCCGATACCTAAGTCAACCATAGTATCATTGTCTTGACCTGGAAGATAAACACCCATAGACCTAGATTTCCTTGATTGACGCATCCATGTAAAATCTGATTTAAGTAAACTTAAAATAGATGTATTAAGTAACTGTCGCCAATCCATTTTAGGTTCTGTCATAGACTTAACAAGTCTTTTGATATCACCAGGCATATTACCAGCACCAGCAGTTTGAGCCGCTTGAATAACAGCCTGTTTCATTTGGTCTTTAAGTTGTTTTGCTTCCTGTTTAGAAATTTTGATAGGCGCTTTACGTCCTGTAGGATCGTTACCACCTGTGCCACCTGTTTCATCATTGCCATTACCCATGATATGTTGGTCAAGTGTTTTTTTGTCTTCACCTTGACCTGTTTGTTTCAGATGTTGATAAATTTCCTCAGTGTATTTACCATGATACTTAGGATCGAATAGTGCAGATTTTGGCATAACACCAATTCTACTTTCAACACAACCTTGATTAACTTTATAGTCAGCGGCTACATTCCAAAGTTGAGCATCACGATCCTCCTCTTCAAAATCGAATAGACGACCGCCCTCACCACAATGGTCATATACACAGTGAAGAACCTCATGACCTACTACAAAGTCAATCTCTTCCGGTGTTAAAGTTCTGAAAAAATCACAGTTATAATAAAAATGTTTGCCATCAACTGCGGCTGTTGGGCACCATTCTGCCTCAACTAGTTTTAATCGTGTAGCAAGTGTACCAAAGAACGGATGTTTGATAAGCATACGTACTCGACCGCCGACAATCATTTCTTTTACTTCTCGGTCAGTGTATTCGAATACTACGGGTTCTTCTGAATTTTCATCTACTTCAATGCCTGCATCTTTCAATACATCATCTACTATTTCATCAACTGTTTTCTGATTTGATACTTGCATGTGAACGTTACCTTTATCTTTCATTATGTATACATATTAACACGATTCGCTGTATTGTCAAGTTTTCAATACTTCATTAATCGCATTACGTTCTTTAATTAGTTGTTCCCTGGTTAAAGCAAACTTAGTGTAATAATCCATATCACTTGTAGTAATCTTATGATATTTACCATCCCTATTGCCTTTTACGTATTTAACTGGCAATGACACATTTGATAGACTAGACAATGTAAGCACTCCCAATATGAGCAGAAGGTCTATTATGCTCTACCGGCTTAGTAGCATATTCATCTGAACCAGGAACATATACACTTTCCACCATATATTCTACATCTTTTCCTAACATAGGGACTCTAACACCTCTGTCCAATATCTTTTGTATGATATCTTTAGCATGGTCACTATCATAAGCAAACACTGATAATTGGTCAACTTCTCCAGCTGGAGCATCAACAGGTCTAATGTTTACTATATAGTCATTTTTTAGCGATTTTAGTGTTATCATTTGGTCTCTCTTTATTGTTAATATACTTATATTATACTACAGATTTACAACCTGTCAACCTTTTGAGAGATAAAAAACTAATTATTTTATCAAAATACTAGCATTTGTGCCACCAAAACCGAAAGAATTGCACAATACAGAGGTTATTTCTGCACTTTCTGACTTACTACGTATGTTTGGACTATAACCTTCTTCAAACGCTTCTACGTTCACCGTAGGCGGTATAATAGCGTGTTTTAGAGACATAATAGACATAGCAAGTTCTACAGAACCAGCGGCGCCCATACAGTGTCCTAACTGTGATTTGTTAGCAACTATGGGTACATCCTGTAATCCTAATCTATTGATAGCATCTAGTTCCGCATAATCTCCCATAGGTGTTGATGTTCCGTGTACATTAATAAGACTAGGTGTTGTGTCTTTTAAAGCATCTTTCATGCATTCTTGTACAACCTTGCCGTCAGGATGAGGAGCAACAGTTTGATAGGCATCATTATTGATAGCATAACCATCAATCTCGCATATTGTATTGTCCGTCTTATGTTTACTCAATAAGAATAACGCACCGCCTTCACTTAATACTAATCCATCACGTTGAGTATCATAAGGTCTTGATGCTTTTTCTGGTGTATCATTATATTTGGTTGATAAGGCTCTGAGTTTTCCCATCTGTTTGAATGCATCTGGGTGTATAGTTTTATCTACAGAACCTGCTATTACATTATCTACCATACCCATTTCAATCATCATGGCCGCCCATATAACACTATAGATGCCTGTGCTACATGCAGTCAAGGTCATTGCACTAGCACCAGTTAAACCATATTTCATGTTTATATTATGTGCAATCATATCAGGACAATAGTGATAAATGTTATCAGCATTTTCCTTATTTGACTGTAAAATTTCTAAGTACATAGAGAAGCCCGGAGATACAATAACACCTGTACGACTTTTATCTAATCCATCTAAGTTTATTTGACTTGCTAATGCTAAAGCCCATTGATTTGATTCTGGAAGTCTATCACGTTCTGACTCAGTTATGATAGGATATTCTTTTGCATCGAAATGAAACTCTCCAGCTACTTTGCTTCGTGTCCATCTACTTTCATTTGGGTCAAACTTTGTAATTGGCCCATATGCTACTTTGTTATTGGTAACTCCTTTCCATGTTTCCTGTAAATCACCGAAGGGCGTGAAACATGAAAGGTCGTTAATATATACGGTCATATTTTAAATCCGTTGCTATAATGTATTTGATGATTAATCCTGTTGGATCAAATTGATACCACTTCTCTTGTGTAGTGTAACTTAAACTGTTATTATGATGGTTATTATGCCAACCTTCACCGAATGTGATTAATGCTAAGAACCAGTTATTCTTACTATCATCACCTGTATCGTGTTCTGGCTTACCAAATATGTGTAGTAAATGTACAATACCAAATGTACCTACCCAAAATTGATACACGCCTGTAATACCTAATACATATCCCGGTAAGATTGGATCGATAAGAAATAGAATAATCATAGCAACTGTAATAATTTGAAAATAATAACGTTGCATAAATCTTACTTGCGGATCCATATATAAGTCTTTAAAAATTCTACGTTCAGGAGGAAAGTCTTCATAGAAACCCATTAAGTTTTCCCACCATGATTTTTCTCTTGGACTATGTATGTCCATACCTTCTACATCGGAATATTTGTGATGTAATCTATGTCCACCTATCGTTGCTAATGGTTTACCTGGAAAGCCTAATGCGCCCCACCAGAGCAATAGTACCTGACGTTTCCTTCCAGTCTGATAACTTCTATGTGCCCAATATCTGTGCCAACCTGCAAATCCACCTATCATAGTTGTTATACAACCCCATGCAAACGAGTACCAAAAATACTCTGGTGCGGTTATAATACTAAAGAGTAATACCAGGTGCAAAACAATCCATAGTGTTCGCATCTTCCAACCATAAGTATATTTTTCTAGTAGACTTTTAATCATGTTTTTCTATCCTCTCTCCTGTTCTAAAGTTTCTCCAATTAAACTTCCAAACATCTTGCTTAATCCCATACAATGGGAAATCTTTATGTAATAGAGTTAGCTTATCTTCGTGTGGCCATGCCACATAAGCAAATCTCCATATCTTGTGCATCGTGCCACTTCTATCTTCACTGTGGTCTTGTGATGCTGTTGTAACCACACAATCTGTGGCTCCTTGTTCATGTGCCCAATCTACCATAAAAGGAACTAATCTTGCAAATCCAAACTCATGATACATTCTTCTAGTATTCTGTCTATCGTCTGCCATATTACGCCACTCAGGTAGTGTTGCCAATCTATAGTTTATCATATAACATGTATCATGTACATGTGGCAAGTAATGTGCACCTGCCATTGATACTATCTTATCCTCGTGATAAACAAACCACCAGTTCTCTTGTGAACCCCATTTGCCAAACTTCAATGCTTTGAGACTAGCATTATTTAGTATACCTGCATCACCACACTTATCGCAGAATTCTTCTAAGTCTGCTTTTAATGTGCTATCGTATTCTACTACTTTAAATTCGTAACCCTCTGCACCAGTGAATGTTTCTAATACTTTCATTTCTTAGCCAATAACATTGGAATATAATATTTACCAGCCCAATCAGTTAGGTCATCACGTGACATATCAAGTCTTGCTGAATACTTGTGATGTATGTCGTGACATCCCTCTCCCATCATCCAGATGTTTGAAAAGCCACCTAATCTAGCAGGCCCACCCTCTTTGTGTGCTGAGAAGTTTAACCAAGTAAGTGCTACCCACATGTGAGTAAAGTTAAATGCTTGCCATACAACTAACCACGGGCTGATTATTAAATGTATTAATGTGAATAATGCATATAGTTTCCAATAGTTTCTATCAACATAAACTACATCACGTTTCTTTAATAGAAAACGTAAACTAATATAATCCTCTGGCGTCTTATAATGTCCTAACCACATTTTCCAGAAGCCTAGGTCAGCTGGATTATGCGTGTCCTTATCTGTATCTGAATTCTTATGATGATTTAAATGAGAGTACACATATTGTATTGGACTTCCATTTGCACTCATAATAATACCATACAACATTGCATAGCGTCCTACGATATGAGGAACAAATTGGTCATGACATAACCATCGATGATATGCAATCTGTGACAATGCATTTGTTACACAACCATATAAGGTAAATGTTAATGCAAGTTGCCAAGATCCACCTGTAATAAAGTATGCCGGTATACCAATTAAGGTAATTGCTAACATGAAAAATACTTTTACTGTTACTTTATTTTGATATGTCATTACTTCTTTAGTGATTCCTCTAATACTTCTTCGTGGCTTTTGCCATCAAACAAAAACTTTCTATGCCAATCGTATGCATGTGGAGCCAAATCGCCTTGTGCCTTACTTAATTTCTTGCAATACTCGAACATTATATCTGCTTTGTCTAACAGTTCTTTCTTAGTATTTAGTTCAACTGAATCATCAAAACACCCCATAGCAGTGGCTACATTCATCCACATATAATCAGGATATAAACTATTACCTATATGATTGTCAGGGTTTCTATACTCTTCCCAACATGCTTTGGCATGATTGTGCTTCTTGCCATACTCTTTTTGTTTCTTCCAGAAATTAGTATCTTCTCTATTTGATAATGTATAATGATATGCAATAAAGTTTGCAGTATGGTCTTCTAATTTATTCATACTCTTATTATATGCATGTACACTTCCAGGTGATATAGTTTTATCCTCGTCCCATGCACGTTTTACTAATCTATCTAATATCTGTATGCCCCATTGTGTTATGTATAATGCATTACCTTCCATTGGTTCAATAAATGAATGACTCATTCCGATGCTTAGTACGTTTTTATTCCAAGGAGTAACCATACGTCCTGCCTTCCATGAAATATGTTTTGGTGGTTTGATAAACTCATAACCTTCCCAATATTTCATAAACTTTGCTTTTGCATCTTCGACAGATATTTCAGTCTTATCAAAAATATAACCTGAACCCATTCTGTTATATAATGAAATAACAAAGTTCCAGCCTTCGTCTTGTGCATACGTTTGTGTATACGGTTTGAATTCGTTATATATGTCCTTGTACTTTAGTGGACCAACAATAGCATCTTGTGTATGAATAAAATCGTAATCATGCCATTCATTATTCATCCCATCCACTAATACTTTGTGGAAGCCTGAACAATCGATAAACAAATCACCTTCATGTTCTATGCCATCTTCCATTATTAGTTTTGTAATGTATCCATCCTCATCTTTAATGATATCTTTGACATCACCAATGGAATGATTAACCCCTTTTGGTATGGCAACTTTATCTCTAATGATTTCTGGAAATCTATTTGCATCTAAATGATATGTATATGCTGACCAGTCACCGACTAAGCAGTTATCATCCATATCAAATGGTGCCTTGTTACCTTTCATTAAATAATGTTGTTCATGCATATCCTCTGAAAGTTCATTAATGTTTTTTCTACCATCACGTACTAATTGCAACCAATAGTCGTTCCACTTATCATTTACTCCGGCTTCGCCTTTAGAATTAGTAAAGTAATCATCTGTAGTAAGTTGTCCATAAAAACTTCTGGTTAGATGTTTCTCAGGTAGTGCGAATGAAAATGAATAGTATTGTACATCTTCCTTTGGTGCATTCCAATGGTCTGTTACATGGTGTCGTTTACCTGGTGTACTCCAACCAACAAATTTGTTACCTAATTTATAAACTGAATTAGTATAACTCATCCAGTCTCTTTCCTCAAGACCCATTGTTGATAATAAATCATTTACTTGAGGTACTACACTTTCACCTACACCTATTGTAGGAATGTTATCACTCTCAATTAAAGTAATGTCTAACCACGGGTGCTTATTTTTCATGTAACCTGCAGTGAACCAACCGTTTATTCCACCACCAACGATTACAAGTTTTTTTAGTTTGGCTTTCATTTTTACTCCACAAATTGTTCTTTGACTACGTGTCTCTGAACTTTGCCCATAGGATTTCTAGGTAGTGGATCTTTGGTAATAACAATTTCTTTAGGTAATTCATACTGAAATAATTTATCTTTAACAAAGTCCATCAACTCAAGACTATTTATCTCACTGTCCGCACTGACTACTGCAACAATTTCTTTTTCCCCTAGTCCTCTATCACGATATGTAACACAAACTTCGTTAACCTCTTCATGAGGTAATAACATATTTTCAATTTTAATAGGCGATACATTGAAACTGTTTACTTTTATTAAATCTGTTTTACGTGATTTATAAAATAAAAGATTATGCTGAGTTTCTAATACATCACCAGTACACCAATAGCCATCATCATCTATAGGTGTTTCTTGATTCAGATATCCTTCTGTAACACAACTACCTTTAATCCAAGCAACACCATATCTATCTAATTTGAAATCATAGTTATCAGTAATATGAATTTGTAAAGGATGTGGATCATCTGGAGTTGCCAAGTGTGTAAACATTGGTACATGTGTTTCAGTACAGCCATACAAGTTTCTTAATGCAGGTGCACCTTTATCAAATAGTTCTTGTAGCATTTCTTCCGGACAAACTGTACTACCAAAACCTAACTCACGCCAATGAGACAAGTCTGCGTCTTTCCAACCACGTGTCTTAGACAGGGCCAACATCATTGCAGGAACCATAATACCTATCGTAGGTTTCATTTCGTTACAAATCTTAATAAACTTTCTGGGATTAAACATTTCACAAATTACTGTACACCCTTTCATTAAACCAGGAAGTGTATAAAGATACAGACCACCAATAGTCCAAGGAGGAAGTTGTGAGAGTATTACATCATCAGATGTTAAAGTTTGAATTAGAATGTTTTGTATTGAGCCTTGGACACATGCCATTCTAGTATGTGGGACTGCCTTAGGCTCTCCTGTAGTACCGCTAGTAAATATAACAGTATATAAATCATCTGCACCTTTGGCAAATACTAATCCTTTGTTATGAGGTTTTAGATTAGATGCATCATCCTCATTTAGAATAATATGATTTGGTTTACTGGCATTCTCAATACGAGATACCATACCTTCAGTTAGATTTGGCATAGTGGGCATGAATGTGACTCCTAACATATCACAAGCTAATACCATTCTTACATAATGATATTCTTTTTCACTTGAAAATAGTAGACGCTCACCAGGCCTGATGGCAGTAGACAACGTAGCACCTAGTTTTTCAACACTGGTGATTAGTTCGTTGTATGTATAACTCTTATCGTGGCAAATCAGGGCAGTCTTGCTACCGTGATTCTTTGCCTGTGCTTTTATTGTTTCCCAAATCATATCTAATTATAACAAAAAAAGGGAGAGAAGTCAACACCTCTCTCCCTTAAAACGCAATAAAGTGTCTGCTCTTATGCGTTATGAGCCTCGATAATTAGCTTACCGTATTTCTTAAAGAACTCCTCGATACAAGGAACCTTCCTAGGCTCAAGTGGAAGTTTGTAAACTTTTAGTGCAGTACGACCACCTAGAACAATCATTTCAGTTTCAAAGTTATCCATCATGAACCTGAAAAAGTTATCAGCCATTTTGTACAACTCATCCATTTTGCCTTTGTTTTTCTCTGCATGTTCTTTCAACTCATAACATAGTGAAGCAGTTAGTGAGAACATAGCTGAGATTTCCTTAGCTTCCCTAGACACCGTTTTTACCTTACCATTTAAGATATCAGTTGGATTAGGAAGTTTACCAGAAATTGCTCGGTGAGCCATAAACTTAGTAGCAACACCATCACCAACAGTACCAGCAATTAAGTCATGCAGTTTACTATCATCGATATTTTCATCTTTCATTGGCATCAACTGTGATGCAAAAGTCCATGAACGAGGAGTTGCGAAAGCCCGTGATGCAGTTCGTGGGTCAAAGTTAAACAAGTCCATCTTATTAGATGTTAAGTAACCAACAACATCAGAATGGATTTTGTTTTCAAGAGCCCAAGTCTGCCAATCTTCAAAGTCAACACCCATTTCTAAGTGAACGAAACGGTTAGCAAGTGGGCTTGGCATACGATAAGCAACACCTCTATCACTCTCACGGTTACCAGCGGCAACAATAAGAACATTATCAGGTAGAGTGTAATTACCTAGACGCCTGTTAAGAATAAGTTGATAAGCCGCCGCTTGTACTGATTGCGGCGCTTGGTTCATTTCATCTAAAAACAATACAATGTTTTCAAACTGGTCAGCAAGTTCCTGACTAGGCAAATCAGACGGTGTCGCCCAATCCATAGTATTTGTTTTCTCATTATAGTATGGGATACCTCGTAAATCAGTAGGTTCCATAAGAGCAAGTCGTAAGTCAATCATATAACCTGAACGCTCTTGTGTGATTGAATCAACAATCTCAGATTTACCTACTCCCGGAGGACCCCAAATAAAGACGGGTCGTTGACGATTAAAAGCATAATTAATTTCAGCTTTAATATCACTCGGACGTACAATTCGTACATCCATATCATTCATTGAAACTTGTGCAGACATATTTTCATTTCCTTTGTTTTGTATCATTAACTATATAATAGCACGATTCGTGATTCTGTCAAGTTTTTTGACCTAAATAAATGAAGTTTTTTTAAATTATATTGGAAATGCCATATATGGTGTGTTTTTGCTCAACCCAGTCTTGTAATCCAAGTAAGGATATCTCTGCGGCTATGCTTTCTTCAAACACTCGTAATCTATGGTTAGTAAGGATATATGGACTGTTAAGGTATCGGTCTAAGACGAGAATCATCTTACCCGTTTGGTCAATCTTAAGATTGATACCAACTGAATTAGTATTTTTGATTACGTACTCTTTGAAATGTGACTTTAGTATACCAGCACCAAATGATGTTAATCTAAAGTTCTTATCATTTTCAGAAGAACTAATGAAAATATCATTTGTACGAAACTCTTTACGGCCTGCTTTTCGACCTTTAGTGTTATCATTCAGATACTTTATTAGTTCATCTTTTAACATTTAACATTTAGTCTAACTCAAGTTTTTCGCCCTTAGTCAAGACAAAAACTTCAAAATCATCGCAACGAAATAAACTGTTTAGTCTCTGTGCCAGATTGATAGCATGTCCTGGATTAGAGAACGATACTTTTTTATATTTTGGTCCTGGGAAATTAACTAATGAGTTCAAGCTACGTAGATTTATTGCTACTCCTTTGTGGAATACCGCATACACGGCATCTGCTTTTAGGACTTGCTCACTACGATATGTTTTGTTATCCGTATGCTCAAGTAGAATTGTAGGTTTAGGTCTTGCCATATGAAATCCTTGTTAATTATTACTACATGTATTTATCAAAATCTCTGAATATATATACGTAGTTAATGTATTTATACGTTACTTGCCTCGTGGTGTGTTCCTTTGGTCAAGCCAGCCTTGCAATTCTACTCTGTCTTTTTCAGTAAGTATAAAACTAAATTCAAGTTCTTCGTACCCAGTAAATTCATCACCACGCTTAACTTTAAGTGTCATTGTTTCACCCGGAAACGAATGCAGACCTTCTTGCATAATATTCATGGGTCCGTATACTTTTTTACCATTTATCTCTAAAAAGAAATCACCAGTACGCAATCCAGCTTCATAGGCTGATGAATCTTCATTATCATCCATGAATGCATACATCATATGCCTGTCCTCTCTAGGCAAATCTAACATTTCCATTTCTTTTAATTCTTCATATGTATATATTTTAAATGTAAAAGGAAGTTCGGCATATGGTACCCAATCAACTACGTCTGAAACATGAGTTTCTAAAATGTAATTCATTGCACGTTGGGCAATCTCAGATTGAACAGCTAATCCAACACCATCCCATCCTGGTATTGCTCTACCTGGTGACAAAATACTTAGTATAACACCTGCAACTTTGCCGTCTGTAGTTATAACAGGACCTCCACTATTGCCTTGATTGACAACTGCATCTACTTGTAGATGTAATGTATAAGGACCAGTACCAAATCTATTTACATATGTAATTGCACCTACACTCGCAGTATATGGTAAAGACATTCCATGACCAATGACAACAACTGGATCACCTTCTGTTATATCTTTTCTGGAATCTTCTATAAATTCTAATGCTTCCCATTCTTCATTATCTTTCTTTTCAATTTTAATAACTGCAATATCGGCAACTGGATCAAACCCAATGATTTCACCGTCATACGGCCACCATTCAGTTGCAGTGTTTATTTGAAGTTTAAGATTTAATGGAAGTTCTGATTTGCGTTCTATAACATGATAGTTTGTTACAATGTAAGCATGTTTATCTGTTACTTTGGCAAAGAAGCCCGTGCCCTGCCCGCCTAGATTTTGCACAAATGCATTATCTGATGGCATGAGTTTTACCTGTACGATACTCTTATAGCTACGGTTGATTGCGTGTTTAATGTCACGTTCACCATCGAATCCCTTGCCATTAAATACGACACCATTAAGGTCATACAGAAAATCACCTGTATCTCGTCCAAACTGGTCGTATGACCAGCCTATTCCTTTATGTATGGATTCTTGTATCTCTCTTACATATGAATTAGTAACAAATGAAAACACCACTGCCACTAATAATAACCCTGACCACTTTAACAACTTCTTCATCATTAGAATCATAAAGATTCTCCTTTATTATGATTGGAATTGTCCTCCGTCTAGTGTTATGTTCTTATCCTTATCACTCTCTTTTAATTCTAGTAGAAGTTGTGCTAACTCACTTTCAACGCCGTTTGCAATGTCTATTGACAAACGAATACTTGTCTCGCCTCGTAAATTTGCCCTATTTACAATAGCAATGAAATCTTTTAAGTTTTTATACATTAATCTTGTTTACTAGCCTTTAGTACCTCTGCCTCAAGTTCTGATTTGGTCTTGAACGGACCGACGAATTCATAATTATCCAATGTTTCTAGTTTGACACAGTAAGTATTTCTCCATACTCCGCTAAAATGTAATCCATAATAACCAGCCGCATAAAATGTCTTACTAGTGTCACTTTTTGTATACACAGGTATCTGTTTTCCTTGAACAGTTTGCATACCTGAGTTACATGCCTTGTGTTTACACGGATAACCTTCAACTTCGTCTAGTGCCTTTCCGTACTCTACACTTTCAATCTTCTTAACAAGTTTTGGTGTGAGGATAGTTTTGCCATATTTTGTAGTTAGAGCATCGAGGTCTAGGTAGTCAACACCTTTGTTCCTCGTGATTACTTCAAAGTTAGCATCACTGTCCCCTTTCCTAATAGTGCCAAGTTTAACACCAGCATCTTCTAGGATCCAAAACTTATCTTTTATAATTTCTGTTGTATACATATAATACCCATTGAAACCATTTGTACAAAGAGTTAACTTCGTACAAATGTATTTATCCTTTTCGTCTGTTCATTTTTTATTTTTCGTTGATTTGACGTTCAAATTCTCTTAAACGTTTGAATACACTCATTAACTCAATAAGTGTTGGCCATGCTTTAAATAGATATTGAAGTGAGCCTTCTACTCTACCAAATGCACGAATAATCTGTTGCATTACACCAAGTGTTACAACGCCTGCTACAATAGCCGGTGCTAAGAACACATAAGCACTTAGTACGTTTGCTTGTAAGTATGTAATACGTCCTACATTAAAATACAAATAACGCAAGTAAGATTTAAAGTGAATACTACGAACGCCATCAAACAATTCGTTAATAGTCTTTGGTCTCACAGTTTCATCATCTTCTGCAATAACTAATATCTTTCGATATGCGGCTTCTTTCTTTTGTAAGTCATATTCAACTCCTACTAATCGTAGTAACCAACCTAGTCCAATTAAGAATAGTGTACCACCTACTGACCAAACAATAGCACCTGTAATCAATCCATATTGCCAATCTCCAAAGAAGAAGATAGGAATACCTACTGATAAACCAAATAGAATAGGAACGAACTGAACTAGAACCATAATCGATTCAATAAAACTTGTACCTAGTCCTTCCATAATACGACTAAACTTAATAGTATCTTCTTGTACCCTTTGTGCGGCACCTTCAATAGTTCTTGCTTTATCATATACTGAATGATACCATTCAACCATTGCCGTACGCCATCTAAACAAATAGTGTGCTGTAAAGTAACTTACTAGCACTGCAATAGCAACATATATCATTGCTAGATAGATAAACGTTCCTAAGCTGGCCCAATATTCACCTATAGTGATTGCATTAGGTGTTGCTAAAGCCGTTTGAATCATATCATAAAACTGACCAAACCATTCGTTAATCTTAACATCAATCTCAACTTGTATCCAGAGTGATGATAAGATTAATGCTGACCCTAACCAGGCCCATAAGGACCATTTCTTTTCTGTAAAAAATCTAAACATTTTCTTTTCCTTTTAATATTTCCCAAGTATCTTTATAGCTTTCTACTTGATAACTCTTTCCATTTACCAATAGCTTCACTGCTTCTGATATATCATAATCGTTACCACCATGCATAGTCTTATCACCTATAAAGATAATTTCATCTAAATCATTAAAATCTTTAATGATTTGCTGTTTTCCTTTACCTACTGGCATAATATCTAGCCCTGTCTCACCGGCTACTTGGGCTACTACTTTCTCTGAAACCATAAAATTATCGTTGAATTTCTTTGCGATAGTCCAACGTTCTTTTGTTTCAGTGTCATACTTTACGTATTCTTCTCTTTGTTCCGTTGTTGCACCCCTGCCAACAACACTAAAATTCATTAGACCTGGCCTTGCATCAAAATGATTACCAGTTCTAGTAGTAAATTCACTTTGGAATAACTCTCTATCCAAAAACAACTGAGGTACTTTTGCTAATACCCAATCGTTGTTATATATGTTGATGCCGTTTTCCCATACTGAATTACCGCTACAATTATATACTCTTTCTACTGAGTTAAATAAGTCTTGTCCTATTTGTTCAATAGTTTTTGGTGCATCACTTCCTGTGGCTAAGTATACTTTATTTTCTTTTATGAATTCATTGAAAAATTCTAGGAACTCTGGATCTATTTTACCCCTACTTGGTGTTAAGGTTCCATCAACATCAAATATGTATTTGCGGTTCATGTTCTTGAATGCCTCAATATCTTCATTAGTTATATTCATTATATTATCCGTGAGGATATGATTTGTTTAAGATAGCGGCCATTTCATCAGGCGCTTTAGATAAGTTCTGTAAGTCCCACACCCCACACCACTTTAGAAAGTTAACACCGACGCCATTGATATTCTTAGGCTTACTTGCTTCTGCTATAGTCTCTACAAAATCTACTTTTAACTCTGTAGGCTGTGCAGTCAAGTCAATAAGTTTTACATTGCGTTCATAGTCTTCACGTACTGTATGCTCATCACCATGATGGTCAGTCCATTTCTGTAACATGAAGTTATTCCAATTAAAACCGCCTGTTGCTTTATCTTCAAATGCTTCAATCATACCTGTCTTATTGCGTGAACCCTTTTTACGTACACCAGGGTATGCACTAAAGATATTATCCGATGTATCACCACGAATACACTTCTCAAACAGTAACCACTCAGGGTCTGGAGCAGGGAGAAGTTCTTTAGTCTTTTTGTCTTTCATTGGTGTCATGTTCTTATCATCTTTGAAGAAGCCTTCTTTAGTAATGATACGATTTTGTACACCATCATAAATCTTTACATTGTCTGTGACTAGTTGCATGTAATCACTGTCACTTGATACGATAATATGCTCATCGTCTGGATGTGATTCAATAAACAAAGCAATCATATCATCTGCTTCTGCTTGTTTATTATGTAACATAGTACAATTAGTCTTTTTATCTAAGAAACCAATCATATCATCATACGCATCAAACATGATTTGATTTTCTTCTTGCTCACGTACTGATAATGACTCACGTGCAATCTTGCGATTAGCTTTATATGGCGTGTAAAAGTCTTTACGCCAACTACGTCCTTCTAAACAAAATACTGCATGGTCGGCATTGAATTTGTTATAACACATTTTGACGCTTGACATCATAATGTGAAAAGCCATACCGATTTTCATATCGACATTAGCACCACGCATTGCCACGTGTTTTGCTCTATGATACATGTTGAAACTATCAACAAGAATAAATGTAGCCATTAGTAGATCCTCTTAGTTTTATATACAGTACTAGAATAACACACTTTGTGTTACTTGTCAAGAATATTCGGCAGTGTCATCACCGGTTTTTAGTCTTTGAATGATTACACCATCTTTACTTTTAGTGTCTGCACTTTTAGTGGTACCTTCATCATCTTCAAGTCCTTCCATTACAATGTTCTTACATAAATCATTGAACCAGTTGTCAACAATAGTATCATTGTCAGAACCTTCATAGCCATTATTAGCAAGATACTCTACAAAGTCTTCGTTAAAGTCAATCTCAAAGAAACCTGAACCGGGTTTATTAAGTTCAAGTTCCATCTTTAATACTTTAACCCAAGGCTCTCCTTTTAAAGTAGCAACTTTTTTATCATGGTCATCGTTTGTAATATGGCCATATTTTAAATCAAGTCCAGCTAACGCAATGTCACGTTCTTTTTCGTTACTTAATTTTTTCGCTTGTATTCTATCAGTTTCTTCTTCTGACTTGAACCAAGTGTTTGGTTTCATTATATCCATAATTATTATCCTTTCAATTCAGGCACTGCCTGTATTAATTCGTCAATCCCTCCCTTGATATAAAGCATATTCTTATATCCATTATTCTTAAGATACTTTGTTACTTGTTCTGACTTTGTACTGTCTTGGCATAAAATCAAACACACAATATGTGTAGGCGCCATTTCAATTTGGTCAGGTATTTCATACATTGAAATATTAAACGTTTGTTTAACAACTCCTGCACTTTTACGTTCTTCTGTATCTCTGATATCGACAAGAATATAATCTTGTTTCTCATACCATTCATCAACGAATTCTGTAACTGTAATTCCTAAAATTTCTTCATTAGTTTTATAAAACATATTTTAGCATCCTCTATTGATTTCGGCTTCTAGTGCATCCGCATCTTCGTTCTGTACGCCGTTCCACCCTATTTGTTCCCATGGGACATTCTTGTCACCAAAGTGTCCATATGTACAGTTCTCACTATACTTATAAAAATTAAATAAATCAAATCTATCAATGATACCTTTAGGTGTCAAGTCGATATTGTTTCTAATAAACTTTTGAATTGAACGATTATGCCCGTTACTATCAACATAGATACTAGTTGGTTCCTTAACACCAATAGCATAGCTTAATTGTATATTACACCAATCTGCCATGTTATCTGCTACAATATTCTTTGCTAACCATCTTGCCATATAAGCCGCTGACCTATCTACTTTCGTAGGATCTTTTCCACTAAAAGCACCCCCACCGTGAGGAGCAAAACCCCCATAGGTATCCACGATAATTTTGCGTCCGGTGAGTCCTGTATCACCATCAGGGCCACCAATAACAAACTTGCCAGTAGGATTGATATGCCATATAGTATCTTTATCAATTAAATCTCCCATTACATTATTAACTGCTTCACCAACTGTGCTTTTAAGAAGTTGCTCAGAACCCTCAGTATGTTGTGTACTTACAACAATCTGGTCAGCACGTTTTACTTTACCACCTTCATATTGTAAACTTACTTGTGATTTCGCATCTGGTAATAGAAATTTATAAGCAGTATTTCGTTTCTCTTTGAGGTCTTTAAGTATCTCATGTGCGTAATGTATCGGAGCAGGCATCATACTATCTGTGTGGTTACATGCATATCCGAACATCAACCCTTGGTCACCAGCACCGAAATCATCAGTACCTAGTCCAATGTCTCCACTCTGTGAATGAATTTCATTATAAATTTTTAATTTATTCCAATGAAATCCCATTTGTTCATATCCAATTTCTTTAACTTTATTACGTATAATACGTTCAACAGTCGCATCTGTTAGATTAAAGTTTTTTACTTCGCCCGCTACCGTTACATGGTTGGTGGTTACAAGTGTCTCAATGGCTACACGTGTTGTTTCATCACCCTTCTCAAGTCCAGCGTCAACTAGTGCATCACTAATTTGGTCTGCTACTTTATCTGGGTGCCCATCACTGACACTCTCGCTTGTAAAAATATAGTTATTCATTTTAACTCCTTATTAATATCCAGCTTCCCGAATTCTTTGTTCAAGTCCTGTTTTGTCTTTGACTTCATAATCTTCATCATGCCTTGAGGCAGTACCATCATCATGTGCCCCATGCATTTCCGAATAAGTTGATGTGTAATCTGGGCGTGAAACGCCACCCTTTCTCCATGCAAAGTTGGGCCACCTGCTTGACTGTAAAATCATATCCTTCACTTCTACCGCCCATTGGCATACAATAGACAGGGCACTCAACGCCCGCTTTCCTGTATAGTTCAACAGCTTTATGCACTTCATCAACATCAATAGCATCAGCAACAACAAATTTGAGATAGATATCGCTACCATCAACAAGAGCATACTCATGAGCCACATCAGGCTTAATAGCAGTATCCCAAGATTCTCCAGAAACGGATAGCTTAGGCGAACAACTCCATGTGACTTTAATGCGGTCATTGTCTGTGAGATAGTCAAATAACTCGTTGTGTAATGCTTGTGTAGTGTTTGTTTCAAATGTGACATTTTTTAAGTCCTTCATACGTGGATGTTCGAATAGTTCTACGTACAATCGTTGCCACGCCAACAACGGTTCGCCTCCTGTTAAAATTAAATGAATGTCTTGTCCATTGTCTTGAGTCCATTTTCCTTCTGGAGTAAGCGATAATAGATGCTCTACTACTTCATCAATAGTTTTGTCCATCACTAAATGCTTAAACTCTGGATAGATACTTGCATAAGTGTCACATCCTGTATGTATGATGGGTAAGTCTTCAAATTTCTTTGTAGTTTCATGTACACCATCTTTAATTAATTGTTCTACTTCTGGATTATAACGTGTCTTCTCTCTGCCTCGCTCAAGACCAAAGTTTTGACAACGTAAATTACAGCCGAAGGTTCGTAGGAATACACTAGGTACTCCTACAAACTTGCCTTCGCCTTGTACAGAATAAAATGCTTCTGAATATCTCAATTTCATAGCTGACTTTTTGTTAACTGCTTCGTAAGAAGGATAACCTTTTTCAAATACAGGTGCGCCTATCATCTTGGTGCAAACTCCTGTTGTAGTTTAATGTTATCCATAAATTCTGTTTTTACATGTGCATTCTCAAAAAAAGAACCTTTGAGAACAGTTGTTTGTGTAAGACTACTATGAGCCATTATACCTCTATTCTCACAACAACCATGTGTTGCTTGAATATACACACCTACATCATCTGAGCCTGTAACTTTACGAATTTCTCTGTTTATGTCCATTGCTAGTTCTTCTTGTAGTGTACCACGCCTTGCACACCATTGTGCAATACGAGTATACTTGCTTAGACCAATAAGTTTGTCTGCGGCAATGATACCAATGTATGCAACACCTTTAACAGGTTGATGATGATGTGAACAGACACTTGTTAGTTCCGAGCGAACAACAAGCATACCTTCATACTTGTCACCTGTTACATTATCTGGTTCATTAGGAAATGCAGTTGCAGGAGGGGGTAATTCATACCTACCTGCCATGAGTTCGTTGATATACATTTTAGCTAAACGTCTACCTGTATCCATTGAATTTGGATCAGTTTTTCTGTCTATTACTAAACTGTCTAATACGCCTTCAAACTTTTCAGTGAGTTCGTCTATAAGATTTTCTTTATCACCTTTTTCGATAATATCTGATATATTATCTCCTGCCCAATAACGAGCGCCCGAGGCATCTAATCGTGCCTTTAATATTTCGGAAGTCTTTTTCATTTATACTATGTTCCTTATCTATATTGTTGTGTATGGTGGAAAACCCACCCATATACAATACTATTATATACGAGTGGGTCTGTAATGTCAATAGCTAATTTAAAATAAATTAATATTGATATGGTTCGTCATTATATCCAAGTCCAGTTCTAGCTGTTTCTGTGATAGAACCCATGTCTTGTGTATCAACTACAACCAAGTCATTAACTGTTGAAAGATTAACATAACCTCTTGTGGCTGATGTTGAGCCTAAAGCGTCACCTCTATGTGTTGCACCAGATGTTGGTAAGTCTTGCGTTGATTCCGTAATATTACCAAAGTCTGCCATTTCACGCATATCGATTGAACGTCTTACTTTAACCTTTGGACCAAGCCCTGTGTTATTCATAATCAGTGTTCTATATCTTGCCATGTTGTATTCTCCCATAAAAGTGATAGCGAGTGGGAGACCCACTATCATCTGTATTTATGCAATTCTTTAACTAAATTATCAACAGAGTAAAAGTTTCTTACATTTTCAATTTCTTTTGACATTGCATCTTCCATGTCAGAGTTTTTATTCATTAAGATACGAATATGTGTCTTAATTTGTTCTATGTTTTCTTTTACTGCATCTAAACTAGTTGTCCATTCGCTAGGATATTTGAACGTATCAGACCACATTTCTGTATATGATAGTCTATCTGGTACCAATGGGATAGCACCAACTACAAGTCCTTCAAATACAGATATACCTAAAGTTTCTTGTAAGTTAGCACTAAACACCATCTTTGCCTTACCAAGCATCGTGTGGTATTCTTCTTTCGATAAATTAAGTTCTTGACACTTCACCCAATTATACTCGGGCATTTGCTCTGCAAGATAGTCAAAAACTTCTGGTTGCTTTTCAGGCGCTAACCTGTGAGGAAATAAAATAGTATCCTCTTTTGCCATACCCTTATAGTCTGCTAAATCGCTTTCTATATATTCCATAGGCCAACCCACTTGTCGTATAGAGTGAAGGAGTTGCCGGTCGATATCCCTATCGTCTTCAAAAAATGTCTGGGTAAAAAGGTCAATATGAAATCTAGTTGCAAAGAAGTTATCATCGAAACATTCATACATTGACATTTCAGCATTTCGAACCCATGGACGGTTCCCTATTAATCTACCTAAAAAGTCATGAGGGTCATACGAACCCGCATGCCACATACCCCCAATCCGGATATCAATACCCAACAGTTCAGCCATATATTTTAATTGGATAACTGTTGGGTTCCAAGCATCAGTGTACAGAAAATAATCACCATCTTTAATTTTGCCTTCACAAAACAGTTGTGAAATTTTTGTAATCTGTGCCGCCTTGTAGATATTAGTACCACCGAAATTCAAAAAAGCACCGGGTGTAGTGGCTTCGGGAATGCCTGCACTAGGGCCGTCTATCACCGTCACATTCAGTCCGTTGTTTTTTAGAACAGTTGGGAAATGTGTCTTCCATTGCTTAGTGTAGCGGGATTCAACACTTTCCAAATCTACAAGATATATCATTCGTTACTCCTTTAGGATACTATAAACTTCGTACCCTTGAGATTTTAGTTTAGCAGAACCACCTAAGAAAGTCAAGTCCATAATACTTGCTATTCCTATAGTCTCTCCGCCTAGTCGTGTAATCAATGACGTTACTGCTTCCAGTGTTCCACCGGTTGCAATAACATCATCAAGTACTAAAACACGGTCGCCGTCTAACACTGAATCAGATTGTAGGTGTAGTTCGTCTGTACCGTATTCAAGTTCGTATTCTGTAAAAATAGTTTCGCCTGGTAGTTTACCTTTTTTTCTTGCCATCGCAAATGGTCTATGCATTTCTGCACTAAGGGCTCCTGCTAATGGGAATCCACGTGCATCTAATCCAACTATGCGATTGTAGTTATATGCAATTTCTGTTTCATATAACCAATCCTGAATGAGTGTCATTACCTTAGATAGTCCTTGTGGCGTATTAAAAATACTTGCCATATCTTGGTACATAATACCAGGTTTAGGATGATCCGGTATAACTCGGACCATATCCTGTATATCCTGTGTTATTAATTCTCTGTAATCAGGTGTCATACTCAATCAACGCCCCATTTTCTCCGTCTTCGGATACTTCAATTTTAACACTACGATTAGGATATTTCTCTGCAATCTTATCGAACAAATCATCACTCATCATTTCACATGACTTGTAATCTAGTTCTAAAGTTTTCTCTGCATATAGCTTCTCTAACCAACGTTTAAATTGGATAAACTCAATATCCCTGTCGTTGTGCGTGACTGTAATTGCTACACGAAAATGAAAGATATGTCGATGAGGATATCCTAGAAAACTAACGTCATACTCATCGCCAGTTGCCAACGCAGGGTCATCAAGTGCCGCTGGATATTTGTGTATACCTTCTTTCTGAAACGTAACCCAAATCCATCTTGTTGCATTCTGTTTTTGTTTTTTAATATCGTCTGCCATATTTGCCTTTCTACTTTCGTCTAACATAAAGTCGTAATAACCTTTTCTATTGGTCATCTAGTTGCTCTTGTTCTTTTTCAAGTGCTACAATTTCTTCTTTAATTCTCATCTTTTCTACTTTCTTAACCTGAACATCTTGATACTTATTATAATCTTTTGTAATCTGATTGTCAAGTGCCCGATGTACCTCTCTGAGTTTTTCTAATCGGCGTCCTTTCTTTTTAGCGAATGCTCTTTGTCCTTTTGCCATTATTTCCTCCTTGGTTGAATTAGCTAAACAAGTCTGAAACAGTATCAGGTGTATCATACTCTTTACGTTTACCTTTGACTGCTTCCACAAACTCATCTGTCTTTGTATTTGCATCTTCGAACTCCATAAAATCTGGAGTTGTAGATATATTTTGAACACGTGATCCTTGACATTTGCGTAAAAATGCTTTGAAGTCTGATAACATGTTCATTGGATCATCTGATACAAATAATTCTTCAACAAATTTTGCAAAATACAATACTGTATCAGGCACAACATCACTTAACACATTAGTTTTGCCTAAGTTCATGTTGTGTATATCAATCTTATCATGTAACATTTCATATTCATGGTCAAATCTACGTAATGCATCTTGCATACCTTTGATATGATACTCTGTGTTATGTGCTTGAATTAATATATAAGATAGACTATCCCAACTTGATTTGGCTTCTTTTTTGTTTCTATTCAACATGCCTGGTTGCATGTAATTGATATCTCTCATATTAAGTCGAGAACCAATTTCCCCATCATACATCCAAGGTTGATCCGGATTAGAAATATCTTGTCTCCAGTTCAACTTCTTAGTCTTGTAAGACCAAGCGTTTCCATTCAAGTCGGGATAATCATATGCTAAACCTTTAGATGCAGTTATATATGGAGAAGCCGCATCAAAAGATATAGTGATATTTGGATTAACATGTTTTCGTAGTTGTCTCTGTATAGCAGTTAAGAAACAACCCCACGGGAGAACACTAATGCCTAGTGTATGTATCCAAACATCGTCACCTGCTAACATACCATCATCACGCATTGTGATTAATCGTCTTAGCAGAAGTTCTGCATCACCGGCATGGTCGCCAGCCATAGCCCAACCTTCAAATGCTCTATCACCATATACTTTTGGGTCATTGAACTTTTTGACTGCTTGGTACCATTTCTCGCTTGTTTCCCAATTAGCACCATGTAGTGTATTGAGAAATTTAGTCTTACCGGGAATACGATTGTCGATAAAAAATTGATGATTAAAGATTGTCTTTTCTAAACATTCATCTGCTGTTTTAAGACCTGTCTTATCACGATACTGCGGAAGATATCCCCACATAGGAATATCAAGTGTCATACTATAATCACAGTATTCTTCTAACCATGTCATAATACTACAACGTGTCTTTTGCCAATCTGCACCAGTTTCGAAATTACTCCAGTCTAGCTTCCAAGCACCACTACCAATTTGATAGCCGCCTGAATCACCTACTAATACTGTGTTTTCTCTATCACGGTTAACGACCATACCATCATCAATTTTAGAACCTTCTAAATCAAGATTGGCATGCCCTGCGGAGTAAAGACCATGAGCGTAATGTACATAGCCTTTATCTTTATCCAAGATATTTAATCCATCTAACCCGTGTTCAAATCCTTTAGGGATACGTTCTGGTGGGAACATATCTGTCTTGTCCGCATAATGCTGAGAGATTTTGCGAACATAGAAATTTGAAATAGCCGGCAAAAAGATTGCATAACCGGAACTTAGATTATTTTTACCTAAGTCTTTCACGCTTTAATTACCTGATTTAGCTGGTAAGATGTATTCGTATAGACCTAATCCGCTATCTACTTGAATCATCATTGCACCTTGGTCTGAGATTTTAACACTCATTGTGCTAGTATCACCAAGTTTCAAAATTGTAAGTACAGTCGATAGAGGGAAACTCCAACCAGTGTTTAGTTCACCGTTAACATTCTGTGCGAATGGAAGTTCTACTCTGTCTGTTGAACGGTCACCGATAAAGAATTTCAGTACACCGTCTACTGTCTTAACAGTAAAGAGTGGATCAAATGCTCCTAGAATACCTGCAAAGTATTGTAAGTCTTTGATTGCTTTTTGTGTTGGCATAACTTCAACGTCCCATTTGGCACCTTTAAAGTTTGCTGTTTTAATCTGTGCATCAACAAGTTCACTTACGATTACACGATAAGTTGATTGCATTGCACCTTCGATTGAGAATGATAGTTGTGTAGGGACCATTTCGCCATTGCGTTCCTCATGTCCAACTTCTACACCGGCTTTAACTGATTTACCTTCTCTATCTTCACCTTCATAGTTTAGATAACCGTTGAGTACGCCTAGTCTACCAAGACCAAACTTGCCTTTGAATTCGTTAACTGGTGTATGTAGTTTGCCTCGTAACACCACTGTTCTATCGTCATCCATAGCATCAATCGTTGTACCAGTATCATCTGTAGTGACTTTAGCCGCTTGAATGATACCTAACGAATGAGTATGCTTAACAATATCCTTTAAAATATCCTGCATTTTCTTTCTCCTTATGGTTTATTAATACTATATTAACACTATTTGCTATCAATGTCAATACCCTTTTTAGTTTTTCCTGCTACTGGATTATCTACCCAATGTATTTGGTTTGGAGGCATAAAACCCCATATAAACCAAGCATTACCGAATGTAGGCGAACCTTTTCCAGTAAAATCAATACGATAATTATACACAAGTGCGGACATTCCTTTGTCCATAAACATCTTCCCTCGTCTTGCTCCCTGAAAACTTGTCACGGGAAGTAACAAAGCAAACGGCTTATCTAATGCATAACAATGCTCTAAGAATTGGTCTTTCTTGCTATACGGTGGATTAGTTATAATGCCATCATAGACATCACTCCGTGTACAATCAAAGAAATCCCTACCATCAGACCCAACAATATTATAACCGTATTTGTTGAATCCGGAAACAATGCTACCGCTTTTTTCACTAGTCGCTTCATAATAAGTCTTATCCTTATCTAAATATTTTAGCAGAGGAAGTATTTGATCCTCTGGTGTATAGCATTCATCAGACGCTTCATTAGTCGCTCTACGATTAATTAAGTCAGTATATGACATTATTTTATTCTCTCCAATTTAGGTGCAATAAAATCTCTTATCATTTCTTCATTAGTTTCATCATTGAAATGATTACCATCGCATGTAATATCTTTATCGGCATACTTCTTTGTATAATACTCATGTGCATTTGTACCATCAAAGTCTATATACAATGATTTCTGTAGCATTGATTCAAATCCAGGATAGTTATAGAAGTCCCACGATTTGTGCCATGTTACAACCTTTATATCTAATAGTTTGCATAATTTAATTGCCTGATACACATCTAACATGCCCCAAAACTCTGGTGACATATGATTTGCCGCCATCTGTTCTTGTGTTTCTTTCCAATGCTGAAAAGTTTTTCTAGTTTTTGCAAACCATTCTTCTTCCATATCTTGCGTTAATGCTCTCATAAATTCATATATCGATGCAGAATCTTTATAAACATCATCTTCGATGATAGACATATCAGTGACATGTTTTATCTTTAGATAAGGTTCTGTAAGACATTTAAAGTTTAATTCTGACCTATTGTTTACTAACTCCATTAACAGAATATCAATGTTATATTTTTCTTTTAAGTATACAATCTTATTTAGGTAAAGTTCTGTGCCCTTGCTAGAACATGCTGAATTAACAAACGACATGTTTGTTGTATATTTCTCTAGCCATGTTTCAAATGGCAATGCTAAATTGTTTTCTCCGGTCTCTTTGTTATGGTGACAACCTACACTATAACTAGACCCTACTATTCCTACATTGTGCATATCAAAAATCAAACAGATTGGTGAATTGCTCAGACGCATCAGCATCACTTAAGTCCCACTTAAGAACACCAATAAGATTATCTAGTTTCTTATCAATAATTGTTGATTCCATTAAATCATCATCAAAAGGAAGTTCTTGAAACCATTCAGGAATACGCTTTTCATCAATTGGAATTGCAACACTTGTCATTTTTAAAGCGTTTGGTTTAAGTTTACATACAATAGTCTTCATACCATCGGTAATTTCAACAGAATATTTGTCACCATGTAATTCACGTAGTGTATTCCAATTCAAAGCCGCACTAACATGTCCCGGCAAGTGTACTTTATCTTTTTTGCTATTATTTCCCTCTAGTTTGAAATCTTTGCCTTGTTGCTTTGCAATCTTTTTTACTTTATTTCTATACATAGTAAGATTATTAACACGTTTAGGAGTACCTTTCTCCCAACCAGGCTTTGCTCTGAATTCTTTCTTAAATATCTTAACCATATCGATTACGTTTTGTTCTGTACCGTCTGTTAGAATTGTAACAAGAACATCACTCAAAAAGTTCTGCATATAATCAGGAGTATCACTACGTTTTAAATCGAGACCCATAGCTTTTACTTTACCAGGTTTACCATCTACGTCTTTTCTTACGCCTTCATCATCAAAGATAAGCATTGCGTATCGTTTCTTCTTAATGAAGATACCCATAGTTGCACAGTTCTCTCGACCCGCCGCAATAATCTCACCTTGTTTGCGTGGAGCATTAAAGAAGTCTTTCATAAAGTCAGGGAAACTTGCATTGACTTGATTTGCAATTTCATCGTACAGTTCAATAACTTTTTCTTTAGTCCATTCAATCTTACCTGCATCAATGTCTTCCTTGTAAACAGGATACATAGAATAATAGATACTATCTGTATCACCATAGATAATGGACTCGCCTTTGTAATCATAAGTACCAGCGATTACTTCATTAGTTTTAGCACCCATGTGTCTTGTAATACAACGACCAGATAGAGTTGTACTTTGACCAATACGTTTGTCATAAAATCTACAACCAGCGTTCAAAATCGCACCATACAAACTGTTCAAGTTAATCTTCTTAACTAGCTGTCGTTTATCCCAAAATGTAATAGCTTCTTTGTCGCCATCTTCAATAGCTTTTTTCTTGTTTGCTTGTAGTATCTTACGTTCAGCATACCAACGTTCTAATAAACTAGGAATGATACCTTGTACGTCTTGTTTTAGAATTGTACCATTGGCAGTAATTGCCCATTGCAAGTCACTTTGAAATACTAAGTTGTGTATCTCTGCGCCTGTCATTTCATTTCGAACATCTTTATTATCTTCTAATACAAGATTAATCTTTTCTGTTTTATCTTTTTCATTAACAAGTCTAAATTCTTCTGCACTAAACGTATCTTCCCAAGCCTGCGCCGCACCAAAGCCTTTACCGCCACCTCGTCTACCATTAGCAATTCTATCACCAATCATTTTTTCTGTTAGAGTTGGTTCGAGTTGTGCAACAATAGTTTCTGGAGACATATTTAATGCACGAATAATAGATGGATAGAGTGAGTTAATATCAATACCTGATACCCATCGTTGAATTCCAGTCTTTGGATCTGCAACAAAGGCGCCCGCGGCTTTCTGTTTCTCTGCCGCTTCTAACTCTGCGTCAGTGGGTTCAATATCTTCTTCTGTCCAGTCACGCTTCTTTCTATCTGGAACAACCATACCTCGTCTATGTGCTTCATTAATGATTGCTTGTTCTGTAACTGCAACTGCACCCATAGTTGTTTTGATATTAACTGTATTGTCGTGTGCAATTTCATTTGCTAAATCAATAAATTGTAGCTTCTTATCCATTTCACCAAGAAGTGCAACGTCCTGTCTGTTGTATTCAACAAACTTATAGAAGTCTCTGTTATACAATTGGTCTAGTGTGCCTTCATATGCAATTTTCTTTTCACCAAGTTCGTATTCGCCGATAGCATCAAGTGAGTACGAATGCATTTCGTGGTATGTATACTTACGATAAAGTTCAAGATAGTCTAGGTGAATTCGCCCTGACAAATCATATGTAATTTGTTCTCTGCCATATTTGACTACTTTTCTTTCATGCGGAAGCAAGTCCCATAAACACAGTTTGCGTGTATGTGATTTACTCATCATGCGAGTAATACGTCTAACTGTATATGGAATATCAAAACCTTCTGAGTTCCAACCTGATAAAACATCTGCATCATCAATCAATGCAATGAAATCATTTAACATATCTACTTCATCAAGATATAAAAATGTATCATCAAATTGATTACAAATGCGTTCTGCTTCTTCAAGTCCTTCTCCCTCTTGCATATGTTTAGGAGGGATAGCGAATGTTACAAGTTTATCTAACCACTGTAGATAAACAGTGATTGCAGTGATAGGCATAAAGGGATCCTCTGGTGGAGCAAATCCCTTATCTGCATCAAAGTCTACTTCGATATCAAAAAAAGCAGTATGTAGCTTTGGAGAATCTACACCGTTGTAGTTCTCACTTAAGCATCTTACTTCTGGTTTGATATCGCTTTCGTATAGTGACTTACCTGCATTTATTCTTCGTTCTTTGTGTAGGTCTTTGAGCCGTTTACACTTTACTTCACGGACTTTATCTCCGTGAATACTTAAGTGTTGTCCTCGAGGATCTTTCACATAGAAAGTTCGCCATGCAGGGAAATCGTTATAGACACGTTTTCCATCGACACGTTCTATTACTTGAACAATGTCTTTATCTCTATTGTAATAAGCGTCTACATAACTCATTTACAGGGTGCGTCCTACAGTCTCTAACACTTCTTCAACATCAGCAAAGTCTTGTTTTGCTTCTGTTAGTTTTGCCTTATGTGCTAGGCTAATCGCTTTATTTAGAACACCTGGTTTGATATCAAACTCATCTGCGATTGCTTTAACTGTATCACGTAGACCACCTTTAAGGTCTTCACATTCCTGTAAAACTGAACAACCTTCATCCACGAGTTGTGTTAGTTTTGCTTTGTCTTCTGGACTTAATGTATCGATTGACATATAGTTGCCTCCTTAGGTTAAAAAAGAGCGCCCTATTTCTAGGACACTCTTTTATAATACATTAAGTGACTACGAAAGTCAATAGTTATTTTCGTTTTTTTCCATGTGAACCGCAACTTGCGTCCATTAGTTTCTGTGCTACTACATCGATTTTTGCAAAGTCTGAGTCAGTTAGGTCAGACATTTTCTTTGGATTAGATTTTAGTTTGATGTTCTTACCACCAACTGAGATAGAGTCACCAGCTTTCTTACCTTGCTTAGCCGCTTTATCTAGTTCTTTGTAGAATTCATTGTACTCTGACATTGCAAGTCTAGCCGAATTGTTAACAATTCTGTCTGCTACATCGTCTGCATTGAATACTTTTTTCTTACTTGTTGGGACAGCACCACCACTAACACCAGATAGTTTGTTTTGCATACCAATTGCCGCCGCTTTCGCAACACCACCGATACCTTTACCTACTGCTTTTGTGATTGGTGAATTCTTTACTGCTTTGCCAACTGCGATACCCTTTTCAATGCCTCTAGCTGTTTTAATTGCTGTTTTCTTATCCATTCCTGCTTTAGCCGCCATACCTACGCCTACTTTAGCAAGTGTGCCTAATTTGCCCTCTTTAAGTGAGGACATAGCAAAGTCGGCAATCTTTAACATACCAGCTTTAGTTTTTAGCATGTTGTCAATTTTTTCTTTGTTAGCATCGTTAACTTTATCATAAACTTGTGTAACAGCCGATGCAGTAAATAAATCTACTTTCATCTGGCCATCATCAAATTTAACAGGCATATTTTGTTTGTCTGCTACGATTTTCTTTAGAGTATCCATTGCACCTTCTTCAATCATTGCTGATTCTTCTACTGCCAAATGTGCATCGATACCAGCAGTTGATTTCATCTTCCAATGTTCAGCCGCCTTTTTAGCCGCTCCGTATGAGGTAGTCGCATGACATTCGTGTTTGCCTTTTTTAGCATGTACACAAATGTATGGTTTTTCATCTGCTTCTGAAACTGATTCATTTGCGTGACCAAGTTCTGCCATTCTTTTAGCAACAATATCTCTAACGTCTTTGTTACCTTGTTCTTGTGCTTCGGCCATATCATCTAATAATTCATCATCAAACACAAAAGACATAACCATATCAGTTGTTTCGTCATTTGCTTCACGTGGTTCATCCATGAATTCATTATATTTTGAAACTGCCTCAGCATATTCTTCTTCTGGTTGACCATCATATTTCATTAGTCCGCCAATCATAGTACCTTCTTTGATACCTGATGCTTTGGCTTCTGCATTAAGTGATGCTATTCTACGCATAAGTTCTGCTTTTAATTCTGGGTCTTTGCTTGTCTCAGGGTCCAACTGAATGTCTTGTAATGCTTTTCTTTTTGCATCGTAATCATCTTGGGTGAGCGACCCTGCTGATTCTTCCATGCTTTCTTCTGCGTCTGGCTTGTTGGCCATCACTGCATCATAGTCTGCCATTTCTTCATCGTTTGGCATTTCCTCTGCACCTGGAACATTCATGTCCATACCGCTCATTTCACCATCTTCTGGTTCTTCGGGAGACATATCAGGCGCCATGTCCATGTCGCTTGGTGCTTCTGGATCCATCGATGGGATTTCACCAGGCATATCCATAGCCGGAGCCTGGTCATTACCTAATTCTAGTGTATGCATACGAGCCGCTAGACTATCAGACATACGTTCATATGCCTCATAAGACTTATTATGCTGTTGTGAAAATGTTAAGGCTAAATCATGAACCGCATCACGGGCATTCTTTCCACCTTCTAATTCTGTTTTGAGTTGTTCCGTACCACGGTTTAAGTAATCTTCAAACTCATCGTTGTTGATTACAAAACTCTCTGTTAATTGTGTAAGTTTCATTATTTTGCTCTCTTAATCATTGGACTCTTGACAGGCTTATTGTAAACTAAATTACCTACATTAGCAGAAAAACCCATCTTATAGTTCTTTTGTTTCTTACCAGGTGTCAAATACCCATATGGGTCTACTGCCTTTTTGGCATCCTTAGCTTTCGTACCCGGTGTCATTGGCATAGCCACACCTGCAAACGCTCCACTAAAATTTTCACCTAATAATTCTGTTAATTTCATATTACTATTTATCAAATTAATTAATTAATTGGAATTTACTAGTTCATTGAAGTGTGGGAAGCACTCTGAATATGAGATTTTGCGTCTATCTTCTAATATTTTAAACTGTTTTTGTGCTATTAGCTTAGTTTCTACTGGCACTTCGCTTTCTACTAGTGATTTCATTGTCTTCATTAATCTAATATATCTTTGTTTTTTATAGAAATTACCAGACATATTCTGAAAATATTCTATTTGTTCTTCTATTGCATCTGCATGATGTGGCTCTAATGAATCTACTGCTAAATGCACTGGATTATCTACCCAATTCTGATGCATTAATATTGTCTTATCGTATTCATACTTATTTATTTTATCATTAAGGTACACTAAAAAATCTTTGAAGTAGGGAAGACTTAAACTATTGTGGGCGCAACCAAAACCAATAATTAGATTATCAATATCCTTTGATTTCTCAAAAAATAAATCTAAGTTTTCATCCCATTTATTAAAATCTAATCCCCACCTAATCAATTCACTCTGCTTATTTAATGCTTCACCTGATAGTTGCATTTCGTAACGTATATTTGGAGTTCTATGTACTAGTTCAATAAATTTATCGAATTTCTTTTTAGGGAAGTTTAAATTTGTTGTAACAGTGATTACTACTATTTGTCCTTCAGTGTGAGTGTCATTGATGTTTACCATAAATTCTTCAATAAACTTAAACATATGGTCAGTAAAAAACGGCTCTCCGCCTAGTAAACTAAAGTTAACATGTCCTTGTCCTACTAATTTCTTATCCCAATAATCATTTAAAATATTCAGTGTCTTATCAAACATTGCATCATCTGTATCTGGAAAACGCTGACCTACTTCTTTTTGCCAACGAGTACTAGAACCAGCCCAACAATATACACACGCCATGTTGCATTTATTTGTTAATTCTATTTCAATAAACTTGAAGTTGTCACGTTCCATCATATCTCTATGAAATTGTTTAGCCATGTTTGGATGATTGCCAGCTTTTTGTAAACGCATTCTCCACGGATAATCGTAATTACTGTTATATGATGTTCTAACACTCTCTCCGCCTGCATCTTCTGTTCTCCAACAACCTGAACAATCTGTACTGCGGGTGCCTCCACTTAATTCATACTTTCGTTGTTGTAGTATAGGATGATTAAATAAAAAATCTTCGGTAAGCGTATCTATGTCAAATGTTAGTTCTTTCATTTGCTCAGGCGTATGTTGTGTTTTACAACACCACTTTACTGTTCTTTGAGGTAAGGATATTATAATGTCGTTCCAGTTTTTGAAACACATTGTATTTTTTAAATTATGAAGATTTGGATTTAGTTCATTCATTTTTTCTTTGTACGCAGTAGCTTTTTAGGTTTCCCATCCTTGTCTACGTCATTACCAAACTTTTTAGCTTGTTTAGTAATTTCATTGGGTCCTACATCAACTGTGGTATTTATACCTGGTACGACACGCCCTACGCCTGCCGCCTCTTTAACATCTTTTCTACTGAATACTTTTTTAATTGCTTGTACTGTATTGGCTGTAGTCGTTGTGTGATGTTTAATTGCGATACCACCTGCTGATTGCCATCCTTTGACATTCTTACCAAAATCATCAATTAACAAGTTCGGTGTACCGTCTTGCTTAGTTGCATATTTTGATTTGTTATGGTCAATGATAACTTGCTCTGGTTTAAAGAAGTTTAAATGTTTTCTCACCCACTCTCTTTTACCAGGATCCACGTTTGGATCGTTTGCAAGAGGGGAACTTAATATTTTATATTTGCCTTTTGTGGCTTTAATTGTGTTGAGCAGTTCTTTATGACCTGCTAGTGTTGGCAAATCTTCCCAGAAGTTTGGAGTATTAACAATCTTCTTAAGTGCTTTGCCTATTTGCTCTTTTGGTATGTCTCTGTATGATTTGACATTCATAATTCTAGCCCACTCATTAAAGAAATCAACCAATACGCCATCCATATCCACATATACATCAGGAGTATTATCTTCTAATAGTCTTTCGAAATCTTCATCTAATGATTTTTTATTCATCCAATTATCATACTTGCTTTCAGCCCAATTTGCAACCTTTTTCGTATCTGTTTTTACCCATGGTCCTCGATGCATGAATTTTGCTGAGATAGATACTTGTTTACCGAACAGTTCTTTTGGATGAAGTATGGATATATGATAAAGTCTCTTGTCATTATCAACACCTGTGACTTCAACTTCAATTTGTTCATACTTCTTACCAGCAAACTTGACATTATGTCCTGTCATAAACTTGCCTACTGCTTCTAATACTATGGTTTCTTTAACTGGAACTTTATTTAACAAGTCTTCCTTGCTTAGTTTGTAGTTAGATTTCATCCACTCATCTTTTAAATCAGCAATCATCTTACCAAGATTAGGACCAGCTACATAACCTCTTGCTAGTAAGTCTTTACCATTGATTGGGAAGTCTGGTTGTTCAAATCCGTGTACTGCATCATATACATCATTCTTGCCATGCATGTTTGCCCATGCAAGTAAATGATCCTGTGAGGCACCATTGATAATCATATCTTGTGCTTGTTTTGGATTGATGTTTTCACCTTTGTGCTTGATTAAGAAGTCAAACATTTCTCTATCGTAATTGCTCATCTTCCAATCTCTTGCAATACCACTACTGTCCAGCATTCTTGCAAGGGCAATAATAGGTCCTGTAGGCTCACCTAGTTTAGCTGGATTGATACCTTCAAGTCCAATCTTACTTGATACGCCTGTCTTGTTCATCCATTCAAGTGCTTCTTTGGCACTCGAACCCATTAACAATTTGCTCATTTCTTGCCAAATTCTTTCAACAGATAAACCTGTCATGCCATCTGCATTATCTTTGATTGCATTTAATGTGACATCGTCCCACTTTGGACTATCTAACTTAGATTGAAATCTAAAGTATCTTAAGATACGCAAATAATCTTCTTTAATTCTTTCTTCTGGATCCCCTACGAACCTACTTACTTTATCTTGCAAGTCGTCCATACCACCATTGTAATCATGTACTGTACCGTCAATGTCCATTGACATTGCGTTGTATGTTAAGTCTCTACGTTTGGCATCTTCTTCCCATGAACGTACAAATTCTACATCAGCATGTCTACCATCAGTATTTGTATCTGCACGTAGAGTTGTTATTTCAAAATCTTCACCATCGATAACCGCAGTTATTGTACCATGCTCTATGCCTGTAGGAATGTGTCTGATACCTTCTTTGTCAAGCATAGCAATCATTTCATCCGGTGTAGCATCTGTGGCAAAGTCAATATCTTTTGGCTCTTTACCTAATGCAATATCTCTTACAGCGCCACCTACTATTCTGACTTCATATTGATTCTTTTTAAATACTTTATCTAGCTTACGAATAGCCTGGGTAATGATAGGTTTGACGTTCAATGCTTCTTCTCTTAATGCTGATAACATAGTGTTCAGTGCTTCATTAACTCTTTCGTTTGTTTGTGGATAACGGATCATTGTTTCTCTAAAACGAAAGTCTTTGTTGCGACCTTTGTTTGGTACAAAACCAAAACGCTTGTAAAACTTAATCAGTCTATTCTTATTCCCACCAAATGCATCATCTGGTGTTAGTGCAATAATGGCGCCTTCTCTATCCATTCTATCAACGATATTTTGCATTTCTTTGGTCCCTTGACCAGCATTGCGTTCATCGCCTGATACTTCAATCTTAGATAGTACATAACCTTTTTTAGCATCGCCATGTAACGATACTTCAACTTCTTCGCCTACGTAGGCTTTGACTGTTTTAATACCTTGTGCCTTGTATGCTTGAAGTCTATGGTTGCCATCTAATAGATATCCATCGTTGCCTATTACCATTGGGGGGAATTGAGATGTGTCTGCTTTTTTATATTTTTCAACATTTGCCTGACTCATTCCATCGCTCTTTACTGCTGTTGGTATCTTATCAACTTGTATATCTTTTAGTGTAAACCCTTTGTGAGATAGAACAAACTTTGACCAATCAGAGTTTGGATCCATTGCGCCCGTATGTGTGCCTTGCATTTCTTTTGATAGTTTTGTCAACATTTGTTGTGATGATATTACTGAATTAGCAAGTTTAACTT